CTCAGCCTTCAGAAACTGAAGAACCCCAAGAACCAAAATCAGAAGAGTCAGAGCCAAAAGAGGGTAAATCATCCTCAGAGCCTACCGAAGAGCCTAAGGAAGTCAAGTCTAATGATGACACTCAAGAAGAATCAAAGGGCGATACAGAGCAATCTAAAGCCAAATCTGATTCCATACCCATAGTAGAAACACCTATTGATAGCTTTGATGATGACATTAAACCTCATTCACAAGTAAGACAAGTATCTCCGACACAATGATAGACTATATATTCAGTAACTACAAAGACGACTTACTAGCTATGGCATTTGCCTACATTGGTATAATATCTATTATAATGATGTTCTTACCAAAGGACAACTTCATTAAAAAATTCTTTAAAGAATTTGCATCAATCTTTACAACTTTTTTTAAAAAATGAGCCACGAATTTTCAGAATTAGATATTAACAATGACTCCGACTATGGTTGGGGTGAAAGCATTACATCAACCAATTACAATTATTTCTTTGTACCTTCTATACCTGAGTGGGCATATAGTGAGTATGATGGCTTATACTATGAAGGCGTACAATACAATTGGGATGAGGTAGATTACAGATTAACTGTAGATTACAATAGTGTACCTGAGCCAGCAGATGCAGGATTCATAGGTGCATTGATGGTAGGAATTTTTGTAGCATTCTGTTACTTTAAAAACAAGAAAGATATGGAGGAAAAATAATTATGGCACATTACGGAAAAGGAAGTTGTGGAGAAAAGAAGGGTGGCAAGAGTAAAGGTCGCAGAACAATGAAAGGAAAATACTAATGCCATTTAGCAAGTATAGTCCTAAGCAAAAGAAACTAGCCAGAGTTGCAGCACCTCGTAATAAGATTACTCAGGCTGATTTCAAAGCACTCAAGCGCAAGAAGATTAAATAATGGCTAAGATATGCAAGAGAGGTATAGCGTGGGCTAGGAGAACTTTTGACAAGTATCCTAGTGCTTACGCAAATATGGCTGCCTCCAAGTATTGCAAAGACCCCAACTATGCCAAAGGCGCTAAAGGCAAGAAAAGAAAGAAGAAGTAATGGGTGAACTCAAGAAGTGGAGAGAACAAAACTGGGTTAGGATTGGAACTGATGGGAAGATTAAAGGACCTTGCGGAACTTCAAAAAACAAAAAGAACCCAGACCGTTGCCTTCCAATGGCTAAAGCCAAGAGTTTATCTCAATCTGAGCGAGCAGCCACAGCAAAGAAAAAGAAAAGAGCTGGTTCTAAGGGCAAGCAATTTGTGGCAAATACACCTAGAGCCAAGGTATCATTCAAAAGAAAGAAAGCATGAGGAAAGAACATAAAAGCAAAAAGGGAGGACTAACTGCCGCAGGAAGAGCTTACTTCAAGAGAAAGACTGGTGCTAACTTACAAGCTCCAGTTACTGAGTCTAAGCCAACAGGTAAGAAGGCAGCTAGAAAGAAATCATTTTGTGCCAGAATGTCTGGTGTCAAAGGTCCAATGAAGGACAAAAAAGGAAGACCAACTCGTAAAGCACTAGCGTTGCGTAGATGGAAATGTTAATAATTTAATACAATGAATAGAGTAACTAGAGAAAGAATCAAAAAGCAAAGAGAAGCCAAGGGTTTTACTGGAATCCAAATTAAGGATTTAGGTAAGTTCTTCAAGCGAAAAGAAATGCAAGCACCTACACCTAGTGGAGTAACGCAAAAGAAGACGACTACCACAAAGCCTAGTGCTACTAAGACTACTACTAAGTCAGGAGGTCGTGCTGAACAAATGAATAAAAATGCTGCTGGCAACAGACAATCAAATACTAAATCTACTACAACTAAAACACAAACAAAAGGTGGTAGAGCGCAGCAAATGAATGCTAATGCAGCTGGTAACAAGCAATCAACTTCAAAAGCTACAGATGCTGAAGTCAAAGCATGGAAAGCCAGAAAACCAAATTCAATGAAACCAGAATCTTACAAGGGCTATCCTAATGTTGGAGCTGCTTTAAATGCTTGGAGGAAAGAAGACCCTCGAAAGAAGTAAATGCCTAGATACGACAAGTACGGACCACAAGATGATGTAACCCTTGAAGACCTAGACTTAGGCTTCATTGGTTTCAATAATCGCTTGCGTCCAGACCAGTTACCTGCTGGTATGCTTGCTGAGTGTAACAATGCTAGACTTGATAGGACTGGCTCTTGGGAACTTCGTAATGGTGTTGATTCAGTAGGTGCGCCTATTGCTGTAGGTGCTGATGCTCTAACTCTTCCTTTTACTTTGTTGGCAGATGATAATACTGTAACTATTACCATTGATGGTAATGATGATTTGCAGATAGCTGATTATAATAACATAGCTACTTTGCCAGCTACTGGCAGTATTCTCATATCTGGATTAACAGGAGTTACACCTGACCCTACAACTGCACCACAAACTTACACAAAGAGTGGCTCTAATCTTATTGTAGCAGGAACATTTTCTGGTACACCAGCTGGGACAGAGGTAGTAAAGTTCCCAGTATTAAATGACAATGTAGTAAATAAGGTATATGGTTCTTGTTCTTTTTCTGACCCCAACTCAGCGGACAACGAGAGCTATATTATTGTTGCTACAAACATCAAGGCAGTTGCTTACAAAGTATCTGACCCAAGTGCTACACCTTTAGAATTAGATTATCCAAGTGGTACAACCATATCTAGTACAGTAGATATGATACAAGCCTTTAATAAATTGTTTATATTTAGAAAAGGTAAAGTAGCACTAGAGGTAGACTTAGCTGCAAATAATATTACAAGCAGTCCTTCAATGTCATTGGTTGCAAATGGTGTTTACACACAACCAGTTCAGATTGTTTGCGCAAGTGGTGAGTTCGCCATAATTGAGAATAGAGGCATAGTACATCAGTCAGATGGTGTATCAGTTGGAGACCAAGTATCAGTTGTTGGCGATAAAACATTAAGTTCAGATGACTCTTCTGGATTAATAATTGGTGAATTATTTAATGTAAGTAAAGTATTTACAGGAGGTAGCACACAAAGCATATCTAGTGCTACATCTGCTTCGGTAACTGGAGGAGAATACGATGGTTTATATAAAGTTACTTGTACCTTAACTGCACATGGTTATAATGTTGGAGACCCCATAGATATAACTGGCTATACTGGTGGACCAGCAGCTGCAAATGGAAGCCGATATGTAGCAGAAGTTCCAGATGCAAATACATTTGTATTTTACATGGACGGAAATCCAAACATGAGTGGCACAACTGGAGGTAGTGTAGCTCTTGCTCATGGATTTGAGTTCTTTATTGATTCCTCTAAGACATCTACCCATGTAACCGATGGGGCTAGTTTAACATCTACTCCAGTATTTACAAAAAAAGTTTCTCAGGGATTAGGATACATTCATATGCCTACACCAGAGTTTGGTACATTACACCAAAGAAGATTGGTTGTACCCTATCAGTTTGACCCAGAAGACAGCAATGCCTCTCGTAAAATATTTGATGAAGTAATTGCTTCAGACATTTTAGATAGTGATACATATGACAGAATTTATGGTTCATTTAGATTCAATGCAGGTACTAGTGACTTTACTGTTGGGATTGTTTCTTTTACTGAGGACTCTATCTTAATATTTAATAAAAATAGTATATATAGAGTATCTGGAACAGTTAACCCACAGAATGCTACTACTCAAGTATTGACCAATGAGATTGGTGCATTGGCTAGAAAGTCAATCGTACAAGTAGGCAAGAATGTATTCTTCTTATCAGATAATGGTGTGTACTCATTAGAGTTCCTTGATGAATACAATCTTCGTGGTACACAAACCCCACTATCTGAGCCAATACAGAATACAATAGAGCAAATTGACCAAAGGTTTGCTAAGAACTCTACTGCTGTTTACTTCAATAATAGATACTATATAGCAGTACCATTGAAGACAAACCCAGATGGTAGCTTAAATGACAATGGTGTAAATAATGCAATACTTGTGTATAACTTCTTGAATAATCAATGGGAGTCAGTAGACACAGTTAACGCATTACCACAATTTGAGTACACAAATCTAATAATCGCTGGCTTGGGCAACTCAAGAGGCGTGTATTCTGTTAATGAAAATGGTGGCATACACCTAATTGCCTCAGATGAAGCTAACTTTTCTACATCATCTCGCTCTGGATTTGACAATGTTATTACACAAGTTGGAGAAACATCAAGCACATCAGTCAGGGTAGAGGGCAAGCTCAAGACTAGAATGTATACATATAATGATATTGGTCGCAAGAAGTATAATAGTTTTGACATACAAGCTGAAGGTAATACCATTGTCCCAACTGATTTTTCTATAAAGATAGAGACAGAAAACATTGATATAGATATTGGCGCACAGAAATCATTGCTTGGAAATGCTAGTAAATACTTAGGAAACACACCGATTGCTCCATCTACTCCAGCTGAAGATGTTGCCATTCGTGGTAGAATAGGAAATATGAGAGCTTATGGTGCGCAATTACAGATTGAAAATGTAGAAGGCAAACCAAAAATCCGAAACATAAAGACAGCAGCAACCCAGACTTTCAAATCAACTAACCCAGCAACATAATGGCAAGATTCGTAACAGGTAATTCATTTAGTACAGGAGACCAAGTAACAGCAACTACATTAAATAATGCTGTTAACAATGCTAAGGTATCAACTGATTCAGTAGATAACTCTAGTGTTGCAGTAGATGGCTCTGGAGTATTAAGCGTAAAGACTTCAACAAGTGCATCTGATGGTGTAACATTTGCTAAGTTTCAACAAATTCCAGCTAACACAGTATTAGTAAGAGATGCTAATTCTTTGGGTTCAGTATCTGCAAAGGCAGTAGCTGATACTCAAATACTTATAGGTGATGGCACAGGATTTACTTCAGCAGCACTTAGTGGTGATGCCACTATGACAAATGCAGGTGCAGTAACAGTTAGTAGTGTTGCTTCTGGCGCTACAGGTACAACTGCTAGTTCGGGGGATAGTTCAAATAAATTAGCGACTACTGAATATGCAGACTCCATAAGACCTAATATTGTTACAACTAATAATACTGCTGCTTCATCTGTATCTGCTACAACTGCTTGGACAGACTTCCCATCTTTAGAGGTTACTGTTACACCTAGACTGGCTAGTTCTACATTTATAATTGATTCAAATGGACTTTTAGGAAATTATGACAGCCAAATGATTCAGGGCAAAATACAATATAAAGTAAATTCTGGCTCATATGCAGATGTAGTAGTAGCAGATAGTCCTTCAAACAGACCGACTGTTCATGGGATACTTGATATGGATTACAATAATAGTGAGTGGGGAGGAAACCTTGTTATACACATAGGAGCGAGTGGACTTTCTTATTCTGTTGGTGACACCATTACATTTAAATTACAAGTAAAGAATTACCTCGATAGTTATCCTTTGTATTTCAATAGAACAGAAAGTGATGCTGATACTACTAGAAAATTCAGAGGGGTATCAACAATAACGGTACAAGAAGTGTAATGTCACTAGCATCATATGTTCGCAAATGGCTTGAGATAAATGGAATACCAGAAGAGATAAAGAAGATTGTGGGATATTGTATAAGAAAAGAAAACGGTAAAGTATTTGAGGGAATGGATGAAGATACCATTACCACAATGATTACTTATCATTTCTTGAAGAAGACAATATCCGTTATCTATGAAGATGAAGAAGTTGTGGGTGTTCATATGTGGTATAATTGTAACTATACTGATGACTTTTCATTCATAGAAAACTGGGAGGAGGACAGAGAGGACGGAGATACAATATTTATGGCATTTCTTTTTGCTGAAAGTAATGATGTGATGAAAAAACTCATACATGATTTCATGGATAAAGAGCCAGATATGTTAACAAAGAATCTAGTAGCAATGAGAAAGAAGGGTGGATACCCAAGAAGACTAGATGTATCAAGAAAATATTTTAGCAAAATACTTAAGAGATAATTATGGGAGGAAGTAAAACAGTTATACAACAGCCAGCACAAATTGACCCATCTGAATCAATGGGCGAATACTTGTTTGGTAGCGGATTTAAAGATTTTGAAGGTATCACCGACCCTCGATTGCAGCAAAGAATTATAGAGGCAGAGGCTCAATATAGACCACAGTATACTGCGCTAGAGTTAGCTGAACAAGAGGCTGCACTCTTTGGTAAAGATGGACAAGCTGGACTTCTTGAAATGCAAAGACGAGCAGGTGAGGAAGCCATAGACTTTGAGGAAGCAGCTAGAGAAAGACAGATTCGCAAAGAGACTTCATTACTTGGTGAACTAGGTGGTGATGTTACT